ACTTCATCCCACGATTTTCCAGTTGATAGGTCTAACTTCCAATCACCAGCACATATACCAGCCATAACTCTTGACGCAATTTCGTCTCTTATAAGCATATCTTCCTCACGTTTTCACAGGATTTACAAATACTGCATTTATTAAATTCGGGGTCTTCGTTTATGGCAATCAAGTCACGCAAGGGTTTACCCTGCATTACCTCATCGTATGTTTGAGTAAGAAGATTTCCAATGATGTGTTTAAGGTCGTAGTCCATACAACACAGAACCACAGAACCATCAGGAAGAAGAACATTCCGATCATAGAATGGTGTTGACCTACACGTTAAAGAGAACTTGTTATGTGGTGTTATGCTAATTGCCTGACCCGCAATTTGTTCCAAGTTAAGACTATCTGCCCTAGTATGACCTACCCATCCAGCTAACTGCCCCACCATAGACTGTAGTTCAGGGTGAACTATGCCATTCCTGTCCATAGTCATAGCACCTACACCACATGGTACGTTTGTGTGTGAGATTATAGCGGCGGCTCTTTGCCACTCCTCACTATTCTTCCAGCCCTTCATGTTTCCATTGGCATCAGGCAGGTGTAGCATAATTACTTCTACTTGGTTAGGGTGCGTTTCTAATACTTTGCGTACACGCTCAGGGTCGGTCATGCCATACAGGGTTGTATAGATAGCTACGTTGAACCCCATATACAAGACTTCTTCTAACATCGAGGTACATTCGGGGTTAGCCCAAGGCTCTGACATACCCGAGAAATCAATGCGGGTGTTTCGTGGTAGCTTGACCAACATCTTTGTTAAGTCGGTTTGACTCATATACTTCTCAGACGTACCATATTGCGTACGTAAGTTATCTTGTGGGCAAAAGGTACACATCAATGGGCATCCAATCATGGTTGTTAACTCCATGACAGGACCATCGGCGTGCATGATTCCATACTTCTCTCTCATTTGTACCACTCCTCAGGCAATGGGCGATCAGGTTTATCTAATACATTAGGTTGGTCTAATGGGTGTGGGAACTGGTCACAATAACCCAACGCAGTCGTTCTGTCCTTACGTAACAGGGTTAACTCAAATACTGTTGGCATAAGAATCCCATCTGCATCTATAAATTGGCAGTTGTTGTTAGGGTGGTTGTGTACTACACGGAAGTCTTCTAATAGCTTCTCAAAGAAAGTTGTAACCACAGGCCAAGCTAATGGGGTAAACCATGTTTGCACGTTATGGATTTCTACTGCAATGATTCTAAACTTACGCAGTACGTCAGGCGGGGTACATAATAATGTTGTGTATTCACCACCCTCTATATCCATCTGCAATATAAAGTCCCCCATGAAAGCCCGTTGCTCATACATCCATGCGGCTAGGGTCATATGGGTATCATCGTTGTAACCACCCAAATATTTTTTGGTAAAAGAACGGGGGGTAAAGCCTTTAGGTGCGCTATCAACTGAAGCATCAGCAAGGTGAGAGCCAATTCCACGTTTGCAAAGGTCTATTTCAAATGATGCCGTAACGTCTACACCCGGGGAAAAGCATGCGGTAACACCTGACAAGTCGTTTGGGATAAGATACCCACCATCGTTGTTGCCACCTACTCTAATTAAATCAAACTTGGTTTTAACAGGGCGCAAAGAGTCAATCAGCTTTTGTATTTCTTCTTTCATTTCACTATGCTCCGCACAAATTGAATTGCATTATCAAGACTAGGTTCTTTGGTTAGTAGGGGTTGCTCGTACATATCTTGGTACCACTCTAAGTTTTCGTCATAGTCAATCAAGTAATTTACTAAAGCCTCTACATCTTTAATTTCTTGGTAGTTTAAAAAAGCCCTGTAATTAAAATCTTCAGCCACAGACGCATCACCACTATAAATAGGCACAGTCAATCCAGCGTAAGCATCAATCAGCTTCTCTGTAATGTAGCCATCGTACACAGAGTTCTCAGGACACAGGCAGAACTTATATTCGGGTAGTAGTGCAAACTTAGATTTGCGTAAGGGTCTACCAAACATATTCCCGTAGCCATCCACTTGCTTGTACTTAGAAATACTGTTAAACAGGTTTACACGAAGACCTTCAGGGTTGCCGGCAATCATCACGCAAAACTTATCTTTGCTTGCTATATCTAACTTGCGGGGTTGCATCAGGTTTTTGATATTAATGAGTTGCTCATACCCGTGGTTGTGTGTGTTGTCATGCCGAGGCTTTTGTTCAAACCCATCCCAAGCTAACCTCGAATACCATAGTGGTAAGCGCACATTACGACCGCCGTAAGTATCATAGTCAAAAGACAAAGAATGGCTGTACCCAATGTAACTTGGGCGAATGTTCTCACCGATGTAGGATAGCGTTTTAGTTGGGTCAGTTTGCACGTTTCCAAATACTGAAGTAACCACGAGATCAGCCTCGTGTGGGTTAGTAGTATAAGTAAGATCAGCAAAGCAACTGCGAAAGAAAAAATCAAAGAAATCCCCATCGAACGCACCCTCCCAAAAGTTAACTACACATATTTTTTTCATCTCAATCTTTTCCAAAAAAGTCATCTATTGTAAGTCCACGCTTAGCTAGTTCCTTCTTTAATTTACGCAAGGCTATCTTTTCCATCTCCGATACTGCTGCTCTAGATACGCCCAATACTTCCGATATTTCTTGGTGTGTCATATAAACCTCTCTAGCAGTTTTTTTATCTTTCTTGTCTTCCATACCCTATGCGTTCCCCATTAGTGTCAAAATAGTTTTTTGTGCCATCAGATGTAGTGGTCTGATAGCCTACTCGATTGCCGTTGTTGTCATAAACACCATTTCGGCTATTGTAGTTGTATTCACTATTCCTCCAGTTATATGGGGAGTTTGCCCAGTTAGACTCGCTGTTTTTGTAGTTGTATTCGCTGTTTTTCCAGTTATACGAACTATTATTCCAGTTGTAATCTGACTGAGCATGAACGGGGGTTGTGTAGTGTATGAGCATTGCCATGACGACTGCGCCTACTACTGCCCAAAAGAACTCTTTCATGACTTTCTCGCTCTCTTAGGTTTAGCGGCGGCTATGCCTTGTTCTTCGGTTGCTTTACGGGCTTCTAGCATTAGGTCTGCCATCAAGTACGCCCTGTTTGGCATACGATCATCTAGCGTTCCTTCATTTACGATTAACCCGTTCAATGCAAACATAGCAAAACAATCCCTCAGGTCTTGGTCGTTCATAGTCTGCTCTCAAACACCTCACGTAGCAAGCCATACACCGCTTTTGCTTCGTATAGGTTTAGCTTATCCACATAGGCTTTAGCATCAAAGACTCTAGGCTTGACTTCCGAAACTGCTTCGACAATTCTGACTGCCTTCTCTACTGCTACCTTGTGTTGCGTAGGTTGTTTGTCTTTCTTTACACTACTGTATCCCTTGTTTTGCGTCTTATATTCAGGTGAGATAACACGATAAATAAAGTGATCTTTCCTACCCATGCCAGCATAGTTAGCAATCTCTACTGCTCGTCTACCCAAGATGCCACGATCTACCAATGACTTTAAACCAGTAGCTACGGAGGAATCCTTTTGCTCAGGAAAAGCCATACAGATTTGTTTAATGGTTGAGTTTGGGTGTTGCTTGAGCCACTCCCACATTTGCTTACCAAGCGGGTCAGAAGATGATAGTTCCTTCTCCTCAGGTTTGCTCCATGAGTGCATAACTTTTAATGCTTCCGTTCTAATATCAGGCATTTTATTTCTCCTCAAGTTTGCTTACTTCACGGTTGAGATACCATTGGGCTTTCTTTAAGTTATCTAGCTTGTCATCTTTATGGTCAGCACGACTAATATACTTAACCACATTACCAAGGTTGTAGCCTAGACCTTTAGCTTCAATGAAATCAATGGTTTCAATACCGCCTACTTTGTAATGCTCAGGGCTATTTATTAAATCAGCCTTTTGTGCAATTTTTCTTCTCTTAACTAGTTTAGCGTTCAGATCATTAAGCATCTCAGTAGTTACAGGCTTTCTTGGTTCACCTTCTCTAACTGTAATACTTGCACCAACACCTTCTACTGTTACGCTACCATCTAGTTCTTCAATTTCTGTCCAACTCATTTTGCTTCTCCTTGTTTTAATAAATCAAATAAGACACCCGCATTGGGGAATCCCGCTTCCAACAACAACTCTAAATCTTTAATACCATGCTCATTAACTAATACAGCAATACCCCCCGCATCCATGATTTGTGAAAGGTTCTTTTCCTGTAATGCGGTAGGCTTACCCTTACCCGCCTTAGCCTCAATACCAATGAATCGACCCTTTATACAAGCCACTATGTCGGGTATACCCGATGCCCCAAAACCCCCTGTAACGGGTGTAAATTGATAGGCTTGATGCTTAGTCAGTAGGGCTTTGATGTCCTTTTTGACCTTTACTTCGGGCTTGGTTGCCATACTTCCTCTCTGTTATATAGTAGACCTGCTCACTTATTTTTCTACCTACCCCATCAACTACCGCCCCATGGTCTACAATTTGTAGTACGGCTAGAGCATCTCGTATCCAATCGGGCATATCGGCTTGCGAAATCTTATCTATAAGTTTACCCGTCTTACTTGGCATTGTAAAGTCATTTATCTCTACAAAACCATCAGGGTAAACCTTAACCCGCCATATACTATCTAGTTCCAAATCCTCCTGTTTCATGTTTAGTAAATCAGCCACTAACATGGCTATCATTTCGGGTGGGTCGTTCTCCTTTAATGCCCACACCACCTTGCTATCTTTTAAGCCTGTATCAAAGGCATAAATAAGTTTGTCTATGCCGTTCATGTTATGACCCAATATTGTTTCTCCTGTGTTTTCATACCCACATCTTCAATAAAGTTATTGACCTCTGATACATCAAGCACAAACATCTTTCCACGAATATCCTCAGGTAGTTTGTCTAAGCTATCTACTGTTACTGGCTCATTAGTCATCTTGTCAGAGTATTCGATACTGTTGCCTTTTACCCACACCATATAGGTATTTGGCTTGTACTCCACATACTTATCAATCTCGGCTTGCTTCTCCAATGTAAATGCTAATACATCTTGAAACTCCTTAGTAATAGGTGCATACCCTTGTGCATACATATGCAAGAACTCTTTGAATATGGCATTAGGGTCAATACGCATCCTGTTGCTTATTGATGCTCGTATATGTTGGGGTTTGGTCGTTAGTTCCCGTTGAAATTTACCATCCGATTCTTCCCATATCTCATTGAATTGAATAGGTAACAAGAACTTGAGCGACTCCTTGATAATGTTCTTCATATGTTTAGATTTCTTACTACGATGCTCTGACCCACTCCAATGCGAGTAGCGACCATTCTCAATTAAGCGGCTAGTAACAATATACTGCTGACCATCATATGCA